GTTGAAAGTGTTGTAGTTGAAATATTAGGTACTTTTTGTGTTACTACTATGTCTCTTTCAGAGATTTTTGGGATATTCGAAGCAAACGAGGTTGTTAGTTATGACAATATAAGTTTTATTATTGGTAATATGATAATTGATACCAAAGTAATTCATGCTGGAACAGGGTATGAGGTTAATAATATTATTCCTCTTGTCGGAAACGATCAGAATTCTGGAGCACTTATAAGGGTTAGTGAAGTAACTTCAGGTTCTTTATCCAATGTTAGTATTAACATAGGTGGTACTGGGTATAAGGTTGGTGATAAACTAGATATTGATAATACTAATAAATTATCGTTAGATGGAAGAAGTGCTAGCTTAATAGTTAGTGAGGTAGAAACCGATGGTGGTATTAAAACACTATGGATAGAAAATAAAGGTAGTGGATATATCTCAATGCCTACTGTATCAGGTGGTTCTGGGACAGGTGCTAATATTTCTTTTGATTTATACGGTTCTGGTATAGGTGGTATAAAATCTCTGGATATAATTAACAGTGGTTTTGGATATAATATTCCACCTATTTTAAATTTTTCTGGAAATGGTGATGGTACTGCTACTGCTGAAGTATCTATAGGTGGATTTGATACTACCCCTAAATCTAGGTTTATTAATTCTGATGGTTTTCTCAGTGCAGATACTTATTTACAAGATAGTTTTTTCTATCAATTATTTTCTTATGAAATAACATCTACTGAAAATATTAGAACTTGGAGAGATATTGTTAAGAGGCTTGTTCATCCAGCTGGTTTAGCAATGTTCGGTAAAGTTCAGTTTATTTCACTTTTATCATTACCGTTAAGTATTACTAATATTGTTCCAGATACATCTGATAGATATACTATTGTTTTCCATGATGGTTCAATTAAACCTCCTGTTATTTTAGATTTGAGATTAGAAACTTGTGATGAACAACAAGACATAAGAACATTTATAGATTCTGATAATTATGGTGGGTTTTCATTAGATGATGATATAGAAGATTACCAACCATTACCTGATACATTGGCTACATCTTTTTCTTCAGAAGAAGATTTTCAACCATCATCAGAAACATTGAGTACTGCATTCTCTAATGAAGAAAATTATGGAACATTATGGGAGCCTGCTGCTACAACCAGTTCACATAATATTGGTTGCCCAGGCGATAGTAATTTTCCCTTTGACGTTGGAATATGTTCACCTACAGATTTTGGTTTGATTACAGATAATGATACATCTAGTGGACAACAGGATCTTGATCCAGAAGATTATGGTAGAGTTAAAACACCATCATTATATTTTGAACCTACGATGTGTCAAACTTATGAGCAGGATTTAGGTGTACAAAAATTAACAGAACATGGTGGTTATGATGATTATCTATATACATACATTACACCTGTTGGTTCTTATACTGGACGTTTAGATACAATAGAGGATTATGGTAATGTGCAGGAATCAGCAACAGATAAAGAAGATTATGGAGTTGTTAGTTATTTTAATACATTTTTTAGTTCACAATTAAAACTTGGGCCAATTCTTAGAACAAGAGATAATACTAAATTTCAGTCCAGTTATATAACATCTGATAATATAGATACTGTTCAAAGAGCTGTAGTTTTTTATGGTGGTGATGGATATAAAATTGCACCCACAGTTACAATTGAAGCACCTGTTAACGGTGGAACTACAGCATTAGCTCAAGCATATTTTAGTAACGCCGTACTTCCAACAACACCACAAATAGCACAAGGTGATGGAACAACAACACCGATTCAACTTGTTAAATCGGTAATGAATATAGAACACATTACCGTTAGTTTGAATGGGCTTACACAAGTTCCAAATATAGATTATACTGTCAATGATACTACTATTACATTTAGTGAGATAGTTGAGAGTACTGATTCTATTATTGTTTATTATTTAAATTATAATGAAGAATTCGATTTTCAAGGAGTGCAGGGAGATAATACAACAACACCACTTGTTTTATCACAATCAGTTAGTAATCCCCAAGATATTATTGTTAGTTTGAATGGGCTTACACAAATTCCAAATACAGATTATACTGTTAATAATACTACTATTACATTTGATGAGGTAGTTACATCCGATGATTATATTTTTATACAATATTTGGGTGAAGGGGAGAGGGATTTTCAACTAGGGCAGGGAAATAATACAATAACCCCTATTACTCTTTCACAAGAACTTGCTAGTAATTTGAATTCAACTGAAAAAAGATATGAAAATGTTATAATTACTTTGAACGGAATTAGACAGATTCCTGAAATAGATTATACTATAGACGGGACTATTTTAGAATTTGATGAAATAGTGAGCAGTGATGAAAATATTCTTGTTTATTATTTGGATGGTAGAGCAAAACCAACGAGCCCATCACCAATTTCTGGTATTAGAATTATAGAGCCAGGTAGTGGATATAGTTATCAAGAAGTACCTGAAATAACTGTTGCTCAATCTGAAGGGGGAGAAATTCCTATAGCATCAGTAGTAATGTTGCGAGGCCCTTATCATAATAATATTGGAAATCAGTACAAAGGAAAACTGACTCAAACTCCAGATGGCCACAGACGAAATTCAGATTTCTTGATATTTAGAGGTAAGAAGACCAACAGAGTTGTAGATCCGATATTAACTCAATATAAACTTATTTCAGATCCAGATAATGTTGACAGTTTCTATGAAGCACCACCACCTGGCGTAAGTATTAAAAGACTTAAAGATGACGAGATACTAGAAAATATTTAAATAAGTATTATAAATAAAAAAGGAAGTATAACTAATATTAAAGGAATTACAATATGAGCGCAATAATCAATAATAGTTTTAGGAAATTTCAGGCTGATAGTTTCATAGAGGGCTTTACAGAAAAAGATGCTAATGATGCATTAAAGAACAATATTTATCTAGCAATTGGTAAAAATACTGTATGGAGTGGTAATACAGCAGATAATAAATCTGAATTTCGTGTAACCAGTTCTCCTAATGCTGTTGCTTCCGATACTGATATTCCGCTACCAGTAGATACAATACAGGCACCATTCATCCATTGGAATGAAATTGCAGCAATAAAAAAGATTAATGATGTTTCTCATGTAATTGCTAGATATGATTGGACAAGTGGTACTGTATATCGTGAATATTCACATGAAAGAGATGATATCATGGATAATGTTGATCCTGCTCAAACAGGACAACCAATAGTTACTGACTCTCCTTTTTATGTATTTACTGAAGATTTTAGAGTTTATAAATGCATCTCCAATAATAATGGTGCTGCATCTATAGAGAAACCTACTGGTGCGAAGACGGGTTTAACTAAAACTTTTGCTGATGGATATATCTGGAAATTTATGTTTGAAGTAGAACAAGCAGATGTTCTTAAATATTTAACAAAAGATTGGATTCCTGCAAACACACCTGCTAAAGCAAATCAGACAGAACAACTAGCAGTAGAGGGTGCTGCCGTGGATGGTTCATTAGATTTTATTAAAGTTATTCAAGGTGGTACGGGTTATAGATTTACTACTGGAAAACCTGTTGGTGGTGGTACTGATAGTACACTTCCATTACAAAATGCAGCTGCTGGTTCTACGACATTTGTTGCTGAACCTACAGATGATTTTTATAATACTTTATCTGTATATATTACATCAGGGCCCGGATATGGACAATTCAGAACTATTTCTGATTATGATGGTGCAACTAGAACTGCTACAGTAACACCTGATTGGGATTCCAATAATTTACCAACTACTGATAGTGTTTATATGGTAGCACCGAGTGTTTCTATTGATGGGACTGCTGGTACTCAAATTCCAGGCGGTACTGGTATAACTGCTAGAGTATCTAAACTTGATGTTAATGGTACAATTCAAGAGGTTATGATTGTTAATAGAACACCTACTAGTAATACAAAGTATAGGAGAGCAACTGCTTCTATTGATGGTGGTAATGGTGTTGGTGCAGAGTTGAAAGTAATTATTAATCCGAAGGGTGGACATGGATATAATTGTGTTTCAGAATTGGGTGGTGCTTTTGTAATGATGAATGTTAGATTACGAGGCAGGGATGGTGATGGTGATTTTGAAACAGGGGTAGATGCTGATTTTAGAAAGGTTCATGTATTGGTAAATCCTAAAATTTCGGGTGGTAATATGGGTATAGCAACAGGCCCAACGTATAGTGCAGCTGAATTGCAGAAAGATACAGGAACAATTTTATATACAGAATTTCGTCCACCAATTCATAGATCAACAGACTCGACAGAAGATATTAAATTAGTAGTTGAATTCTAGCACATAAATAATTAAAAAAATAAAAGGTAATTATGTCTAATAACATTACGATAAATACAAATCAGAATCCTTATTTTGACGACTTTGATGATAATAATAACTTTCATCAAGTTTTATATAAGCCATCATTTCCCGTTCAAGCGAGAGAATTAACTACGCAACAAAGTATTCTTAAAAATCAAATAAAGAATTTTGGTGATCATATTTTTAAGAATGGTAGTAAGGTATCGGGTGGTGAGTTTGTTTTAAATTTGGATTATGAATATGTTAAGTTAAAACCACAATATAATGGAGTAAATATTGATGTATCTGGTTTTGCTGGAAAAACTATAATTGGTTCTCAGACGGGAACAAGAGCTATCATTCTAGGTTATTCAAAACCGGATTCTAATACTGGTGATCCAGATACCGTATATGTTAAGTATATTACGGGTGGTTCTGTTACCAATAGTGTTCAGGGTATTACTGTAGATCCACAAAATCAAGGTAATGGTTTTACTGTTGCTCCTACTGTTGCTATAACTGGTGGTAATGGTAATGGTGCTGAGGCTCGAGCAATTATTAGTAGTGGAAAGGTTATTGCAGTTAATGTTACTAATAGAGGAACAGGGTATACTGGTAATCCATCTGTATCATTTATCGGTGGTAATGGAGCAGGTGCAGTTGCTACTGCGACTAGAGAAACTAAATCACAATTTTTAGCAGGTGAAAGAATTTATTCATCTGATTTATCTATTTCTGCTGAACTAGTTGATTCTACTCCAACTAGTATTCAAAGTGTAACAATTACTAAAGGTGGTTCGGGATATACAGAATCACCAATAGTTACTATTGCTAATGCACCCATAGGTGGAACAAATGCAACAGCAAGTTCTACTATAAGTGGTGGTATTGTAACATCAATTAATATTATTAATCAGGGTTCAGGATATACTTCTGTTCCAGCAATATCTATTGCAGATGCACCAGCTGGTGGTGTAAATGCTACAGCAGATAGTGTTTTTTCTACTGCCGTAGGTAAGGGGAGTTCTGTTTCAATATCTGAAGGTGTGTTTTATATTAATGGTAATTTTATTAAAGTATCAGAGCAAACATTAATACTAGAAAAATACTTTAATAATCCATCATATAAAGTTGGACTTTCTGCTTTAGAAAAAATATTAAATTCTGGTGATAATGCTACCCTACTTGATAACTCACAGGGTTCTTCAAACTTTGCAGCTCCGGGCGCAGACAGATTACAAATTTCTTTAACACTTACAAAGAAAAATTTAGATTCGACAGACGATGCAGATTTTTATGAGATGTTAAGAGTTAATAAAGGAATAAAGGAACAGAATATTCAAGTTCCTGTATATTCTGTTTTAGAGAATACTCTTGCCCGAAGAACATTTGATGAATCGGGAAGTTATACAGTAAGGTCATTTAATGTTCAACTCAAGGATGATCCAGATGATGATACAAAATTTATTGTACGATTAGATCCTGGCAAAGCATTTATTGGTGGTTATGAATTTGAAACATTAGTATCACAAGATATTAAATTAGATAAGGCGAGGGAAATTATAAATGTAAGTGGTTTTGATAGACTTATGCAATACGGAAACTATGTCGTTGTGAAAGACTTGAACGGGATGTTTGATATTTCAAAACATCAGGTAGTTGATTTACATAACAATACTACTATTCAACCAAATAATTATGCAAATACAAAAATTGGAGAAGCTAGGGTAAGAAGTATTGATTTTTCTTCTTCAACTGCTGGTGCAGATAGGATATTTAACTTATATCTTTATGATATAAAAATGTCAAGTGAGACATTTGGAAAAGTTAATTCTATTGCTTATACAGAGGATGACAGTGCTGCTACTGTTACCATTAGGGCAAAAGCAGATATTGATGATACTGGTAGAGTTGGTGCTTCTGCTAGTGGTGACTCTTTACTTCTTGAAACAACAGGTAATAGTCTTGTATTTAAATTACCACAAGATACTATTCAAACAATTCGTGGCCTTAATAATGTTATAGATACAAATTATAGGGTTAAGAAAGTTACTGAATCACAGCCATTTAATAATGGTATTGCAAACATTGCTACTGCTGGTGCTTCAGAAACTTTTGTTGGATCTGGATCTTTAGAACCTTCAGTTGCTAGAGAAAATTATTTAGTAGTTGTTAATAATTCTGGTAGTTCTGGATTACCTATTGGTAGTATTGTTAGGTTTGATGGTGCAGGAGCTTCCATAACAGTTAATGGCCCACAACATACTACTGCAACTCTTAATGCTAATGTTTCTGGAAATTTTACAGGTGATATTATTTCTAATGTAAATATTAGTGGTAAACAAGAGAAGGTAAAAAATCTAACAAATAATAGTACAATAACATTTCAAACACCAAGCAATTTATCTACTGTATCTCATTCTTTAGAAAAATCTGATGTCTGGAAAGTAAAAGCAATATATGATTCTGGTGATACTAATACAGATCCAGTACTTCCTACTCTTACAGTTGCTAATACAACAGATACTTTAACGCCGGGTGAAACTATTACAGGACAAACCTCTGGTGCTAAAGGGACTGTTGTTCTTGGTGCTGGTGGAGCTACAGAGGTTACTTATGTTCCTGTATCTGGAACTTTTGTTGCAGAGAATGTTACTGGTGCAACATCAAATTTTACTAAAGTATCTAGTGGTGTATCTAATATAGATAATAATTTTCCGAGTAAGAATATTTTATCACAATATGATATTGATTCAGGCCAACGAGATAATTTATATGATTACGGAAGCATTAAACTAAAGACGGGTGGAACTGCTCCTTCTGGAAAAATAACTGTTGTGTTTGATTTTTTCACACATACAGGAACGGGATATCTTTCTGTTGATTCTTATACTGGTTCTATAGGATTTGGTGATATTCCAAAATATACAAGCCCAGTAACGGGTTCTGAAGTTGAATTAAGGGATTGTATTGATTTTAGGCCACGTCGCTCGGATAGTGATTCTAATTTAATAGAAAATATTGAGTTACCAATTCCTAATACAGATTGGGAAGCTGATTTTAGTTATTATCTTCCAAGAACTGATACAGTATATTTAAGTAAAGAAAGAAAGTTTGGTAGTAATAAGGGTGTTTCATCTCTCATACCAGTAACACCAACTAGGTTGGATGGTACAATGAATCTTTATACACTTCAAATTCCTGCTTATACATTTAATGCTAAAGATGTAAGAGCTGAGTATATTGAAAATAGAAGATATACTATGAGAGATATTGGTAAGTTGGAAAAAAGAATAGCTAATGTTGAATATTTCACATCATTATCATTGTTAGAAAAAGATGCAGAAGCACTTGTCATTAAAGATTCGTTTGGATTAGATAGATTTAAGAATGGATTTTTAGTAGATGGTTTTAATGGTCATAGTGTAGGTAATGTTTTAAGTGATGATTATAAATGTTCAATTGATTTTGATGAAAAGATATTACGTCCTAGATTTTCTTCTAATATTACAGATCTATCTTATGATGGAACAGCATCTACTGGTGTTGAGAAGACAGGTGATTGTATTACTTTACCATATGATTCTACTATTTTTGTAGCACAACAAATTGCAAGTAAAGCAATTAATGTAAATCCATTTGCTGTATTGGCATGGATTGGTACAGTTAACCTAACACCACCAAATGATAATTGGGTTGATACTAATAATAATCCAGAGGTTATTGTAAACCTCCAAGGTGAGAATGATGCATGGCAGAGTTTAGTAGGATTGTCATTTGGTACACAGTTTAATGATTGGCAAACATTTGGTACAGGACGGGAGAGAGTTTTAACATCAAGGGGTGGTAGATCTGGTAGGGCTATTACGGTATCACAGACAGTTGAACGAACTACATTGCAATCCAGAACGGGTATTCGGAATGAGATTACGGGTTCTGATGCTGTAAGAAATAGCATTGGTGATAGGGTTGTAGATGTATCTGTTATTCCTTTTATTCGTCCAAGGCCTTTAGTAGTTTCTGTAACAGGTATGAAACCTAACACACGGGTTTATGCTTTCTTTGATGGAGAAAAAGTTTCT